GGCTTGTCTTTTGCTTTGAGCCGCTTCCGAATGGCTGATACTCCAAGAGCGTCAAGAGATCCGTCCTTGTTCATCTTACGTACCTTGGGCCAGTTAGCTGCAATAAACATTGCATCTGATCTGTCAAAGCGAGTCATACCACTTAGTGGTGTTTTAGCAATGTACTGACCGAATAGCTTGTCAGATTTGTACAAGGCTCGGTGCTGAAGCAAGATCAAGCCTAGCTCATTATGCTTATGCAACATAAGCTCATTAAGCTCATACATACTATCGTAGATAGCGGCACCATGCTCCAAGCTCTGCTGAGCAGTGTACTTGGCTTTGCCAATACGTATCACTGTGTCTTCGGATACAACGGGCTTGATTGCTGCGTTTGAATTTGTCATGAGATATTCTCCGTTTGCTTTGCCATGATTGGCGTTTCAATGGATTTAAATTGGCTGATTGGCGAAACATTGTCAACTCCTTTTCGTGTGCATTATGCGTAGGCGAAAAAGCGACCTAGTGATGGACGGTCCGTCAGTAGCATGGACAAAAGGAGAACATCCAATAAAACGAATCACTTTTGCAAATCACTTTTGGCCTCGCGTGATGTGCGTGTGATGTGCATGACGTGCGTTACGCGTGGGTGGGTGTGCCTGTGTGCATGACGTGCAGGGGGGTATGCCTGTAGGTGTGCATGAATGCGGATATGTGCCTCACCTCACGTACATCCGTGCATATATGCGTGCATGAGCGCGTAAGCGGATGACTAATCCGTGTGTGATGCTAGCAATATCAACCACTTAGCAGGACATCTCATGCGCGAGCACGTAAATGCGCGTCATATGCGAGGGGCTGCGAGGGCCACCCCCCTGCCATACGTATACGTATATGTACTACTACACAGAAGTGGTTTTTACTTTTGGTTATACGGCCCTATATGTACGTAAAGACGCACGTTATGGTGGGCATAAAGCTGAACGGGTACGATATGCTATAGAATGACGTAACGTAATAGTAACAAGTTGTTACAGAAGGTAGTATAACGTACAAATACGGTGAACTAGGGGTTGACACGGTGCTGAAAATGCGTATAACTGAGCATAGCGAGGCTTAGTTAAACTATAAGTTATATATATTTAATACAATAATAAAATACTTAACTATAAAGTTTAACTAAGACTGTTGCAAAGGAGTTATTGGACTTAGGAAATGTTAAACGTATAGTTAAACTATAGAGTTGACATATACTTTGTGTTAGTATACAATTATTTGTAGTAGTTAAGTAGATATTACCTAACTTATAAAAATATAAGACTTAAAGTTTAACTAACGTACCGTAATCTTATTCATATCCGTAATAATGCTGACTTAAATAAAGTTTGCGGTACGCCTTTTCTCTTATATTATGTATTGACAAAGATGGCTAAACGTATACAACTATATGCAAGTGAAAATGTATTAGAAGAGTTCTATAAAGCATTGGCAAGCAATGATACTCGTGCAATACAACGGGTACACATCCCTAAGAGTGATGTCTTCTACGTTCGTACAGCTATTGAGTCTGATACTGGCGTACATTACACGCTAGATAGAGTTGAACGTGCTATGTACCTAGAGGGTATGTTAAAACGTAGAGAAGTACTGGACCCTGACCGTATAAGAGAGTGGGAATAACTATGTTTCTTTCTATAGTTCTAGCTTGTAGCAGCCCTAATGTACTTTCTTGTACTGTACTGTCTAATGTAAACGAGCTATTTCCTACTAGAGAAGAATGTCTAGTTGATGCGTTTAAAGTTAAGGATGATTTCTTATCTGCTGGCGTATATGCAAAGGCTGGTTGTTTAAAGTTAGAAGTTATGGGGATTAGTGCTTAATGTCTGTAGAGTATAGGGGTGAAAAGTTTGAAGGTTACAACAAGCCTAAGAAGACACCTAAGCATCCCACGAAATCCCACGCAGTGCTTGCCAAAGAAGGTGACACCATTAAGCTCATCAGGTTCGGTGAGCAGGGAGCAGAAACGGCAGGTAAACCAAAAGCGGGTGAATCTGACCGCATGAAGAAAAAGCGTGCATCCTTTAAAGCAAGACATGCTAAGAATATCAAAAGAGGAAAACTTAGCGCAGCCTACTGGGCTGATAAAGTCAAATGGTAAACACATAGGAATATAATAACATGGCAACTACTACATTCACACAAGGCATTGAAGAGTATCAGACAGACATTACGTTTGGTGATGGCATTGATGTAACAGGAACTACTACACTGGGTAGCTCTGTAAACAGTCTATTCGTTAAGCACGTAGCTCACGTTGCTGGTGTAACAGTTAACTCAACTGCAGGTGACTCACCCACTATTGGTACATTTGTACAGCCAGCAGGTACAGTTATCACCGACATTAAAATCTTCTGCGTTACAGCACCTATCTGTGGCAGTGGTGACATTGGTTATGAAGTTGGTACATCTTCTTCAGGCGCACAAATTGTAGCTACTCAGGCTGACGAAATCTTAGACGCTGGTACAACAGTTGTTGTAGGTAACGTAACAGTGACTGCGTTAATTCTTCAGACACAGGATGGCACGACAGCCCCAGCCTCTGTTCAATACGCAGCAGCTGCACGTAACATCTTCTGTAACATCACAAACACAGTGAACGCTACTACAGCAGGTTCATTTACCTTTGTTATTGAATACGTACAGGTAGCATAATGGTTGATCAAGCAGCATTGGTAGGAGAAAACTTAGGGTGGGCTGTAGAAACTGCAGTTACTCTAGGTAACACCGCTACTACACACGTAGTTTGCACTGACGCTAAGATGGTGCTTATTGAAACAAGTCATGATTTAGACATTGGTTTTGCAACAGCGGAGGCTGACGTTACTGATAATGACATTATGCTTCCAGCTGGAGTACATACTCTTGTAGTACCTAAAGCTATAGGCAACGCTACTATTTTAAACTATAGGCGTGGTAGTGGTTCAAGTACATTAGTACGTGTAATACTTTCATAAACAAAAAAGGAATACTAAAATGGCTAAGATGCCTATGACTATGAAGAACGGCAAAAAGGTTCCTACCTATGCAGCTGACGGTGTTGGCAAAATGAATAAGGGTGGAATGGCTAAGAAGAAGCCTGCAGCTAAAATGATGGCTGGCGGTATGGCCAAGAAAAAACCAGCGGCTAAGATGATGGCTGGAGGAATGGCTAAAAAAAAGCCAACTGCTAAAATGATGGCAGGTGGTATGTCTAAGAGTGGTTATATGTACGGTGGTATGGCCAAGAAAAAGAAGTAACTGCATAACGGGGTTGCAATCTTGTCTGTACTCTGATAACATAAAGCATGGTATAACTGTCCTTGGTAATAAAGGAGTTATACCATGTTTAAACGTTTATTTAAGAAGATACAAGAAAACCAAATGCGTAGAGCAGAATACTGGCAGTTACATAACATGTCAGACAAGATGCTCAAAGACATAGGAATGACACGTGGCGAAATCCAAGACAAGTTCTACCTCCAAGAAAAAGTCTGGCGTTAATGCGGCTGGTAATTATACTAAGCCTACTATGCGTAAGTCTCTTGTGGCATCCGTTAAGGCTGGCGGCAAAGGAGGAAGCCCCGGACAGTGGTCAGGGAGGAAAGCCCAGATGGTTGCTAAGCAATACAAAGCTAAAGGTGGAGGATATACATCATGAAGGGCGTAAAGCACTTTAAGAAGGACGGCATGGAACATAAGGGCGGTACTCACAAGATGCCTGATGGTTCTTTGCATACAGGTAAGGGTCACAGTAAGACAAGTGTAAAGCTTTTTCATTATAAAGATTTAAGCAAGACAGCAAAGGCTAAAGCTGATGGCGCTAAAAAAGTCTCAAAAAAGTCTTAAGTCTTGGACTAAACAAGATTGGACTACTAAAAGTGGGAAGCCGTCAACGCAAGGGCCAAAAGCTACTGGTGAGAGATACCTCCCTAAGAAAGCTATTAAGTCTCTTAGTGCTGATGAGTATTCCGCTACAACACGATCCAAGCGAAAAGGAACTGCTAAGGGTAAGCAGTATGTGGCTCAACCGAAAAAGGTTGCAGCAAAAGTAAAACCGTATAGGAAAAAAACATGAGAAAATATATGAAGCGTATTTTATGTGCAGTGTTAAATCGTGAGTGTCCCTGTACTAAATGTGAATGTTAAAAGGTAGTTGCATTTTTATTACTACCATGTTATAACTACGTATACTAAGAAGGTAATGAGTTCATGGCTAAGCAGCTAACTGAAAACCAACAGAAGTTTCTAGAAGTACTCTTTGATGAGGCGGCTGGAGATGTTCTTATGGCTAAACGGATGTCTGGCTATAGTGATGGTACACCTACACGTTCAATTACAGAGGCACTTAAAGATGAAATATTTGAAGCTACTAAAAGCTACATGTCAAGATTGGGTCCAAAAGCTGCTATTGCTTACGGGTCGGCTCTGGATGATCCTACGCAGCTAGGCGTTAAGGAACGCATGATTGCAGCAGGTCAGGTACTAGATCGTTCTGGCTTAGTTAAAACTGAAAAGGTAGCAGTAGAGTCTAGTGGTGGGTTGTTTATCTTACCACCAAAGGAAACTAATACGGACGATGAAACGTAAGACTGACTTCCAAAAGACAGACTTAGGCTATTGGATGTTACCCAAGCCTAGTAATATGAAGAGTTGGGAAAGAGTACCAAGGTTATCTAAGAGGTCCGTACCATTTGGTTACGAGATAGATCCTGAAGATGATTCTTGGTTGAAACCCATTGTTAAAGAATTAGAATTATTATTGCTTGCCAAGAAGCATTTAAAGCAGTATAGTTACAGGGAAGTATCTGCTTGGTTAACTACTCAGTCAGGCAGACGCATAACTCATGATGGACTTAAGAAACGTATAGATGTCGAAAGAAGACGCAAATCACTTGCTGCAATTAAACGTAAGCTTGCCTTCTGGCTCGAAGAAACGACACGTCAATACGAGGCGCTCGAAAAAGAAAGAATTGGTTACTACACCTACGAAGACGAAAGAGACAACACCTGAGCATAAAGTATTTGCAACTGTAACACCAGCACCTTATGACGTACAGTTTGCACAAGAGGTAGTCTTTAAACCTAACCCCGGCCCACAGACAAACTACTTAGCAGCTAATGAACGTGAGGTACTGTATGGCGGCGCAGCTGGGGGTGGTAAATCATACGCTACACTAGCAGACCCTCTGCGTAACTTAGGTAACAAAGACTTTAGTGGACTACTAGTACGACACACTACAGAAGAACTACGTGAGCTTATACAGAAGAGCCAAGAGTTATACCCTAAAGCAATTCCGGGTATTAAGTGGTCAGAGAGAAAGTCTCAATGGACTACACCTCAAGGCGGTAGGCTCTGGATGTCTTACTTGGATAAAGACACAGACGTTATGCGCTACCAAGGACAGGCGTTTAACTATGTAGCCTTTGATGAGTTGACGCAGTGGTCCTCAAGTTTTGCGTGGGACTACATGAGGAGTCGTTTGAGATCTGCCTCACCTGAGTTAGGTCTGTACATGAGAGCTACTACTAACCCCGGTGGTCCCGGCCATGCTTGGGTTAAGAAGATGTTCATTGACCCTGAGGCACCTAACCGTTCCTTCTGGGCTACTAATATAGAAACAGGAGAAACTCTACGTTATCCTAAAGGACACAAGAAAGAAGATCAACCTCTATTTAAACGTAAGTTTATTCCTGCTAGTTTGTTTGATAACCCTTACCTAGCTGATAGCGGCGACTACGAAGCAATGCTTTTGTCTTTACCTGAGCAACAACGTAAGAGACTGCTTGATGGTGATTGGGATGTAAATGAAGGTGCTGCGTTCCCTGAGTTTAACCGTGCTATTCACGTAGTAGAGCCTTACACTATACCCAAAAGCTGGGCAAGGTTTAGGGCATGTGACTATGGGTACGGAAGTTACACAGGAGTTGTGTGGGTTGCAGTCAGTCCTGCTGAGCAATTGGTAGTATATAGGGAGTTATATTGTTCTAAGGTTACAGCTATAGACTTAGCTGACATGATCTTAGAGGCAGAATCAGGAGATGGCAGTGTACGGTATGGCGTGCTTGATAGTAGTTTGTGGCATAAGCGTGGCGATACTGGCCCTTCTCTGGCAGAACAAATGAATATGAGGGGTTGTCGCTGGCGTCCTTCAGACCGTTCCAAAGGCTCACGTGTAGCTGGTAAGAATGAATTACACCGTAGACTTCAGGTAGATGAGTTTACAGAAGAACCTCGTTTGGTTATGTTTAATAATTGTACTAACCTAGTAGCACAGTTACCAAGCATACCTTTAGATAAACGTAATCCAGAAGATGTTGATACAAATGCAGAAGACCACTTGTATGACGCTTTACGATATGGTATTATGACAAGACCCCGTAGCTCTTTATTTGACTACGATCCAGCAACTTCAAGATCAGGCTTTCAAGCGTCTGACCCAACATTTGGATATTGAGTATGGACCCTAAAGACTTTGACGAAAGCTACGAAGAGAATATTGAATCTTCTGAATCCTCTTTTATTAAGGATGTAGATAAAGACTCTTACGAAGCTGATGCTTCTGTAGGATCTATCATCTCCTTTGTTGAGAACCGTTACAAGAAAGCAGAAGACTCACGGCGTCAAGATGAAGAGCGTTGGCTAAAGGCTTACCGTAACTACCGTGGTCTGTACAATCCACAAGTACAATTTACTGAGGCAGAGCGTTCTCGTGTATTTGTAAAAGTAACTAAGACTAAAACTCTTGCAGCTTACGGTCAGATTGTTGATGTGCTTTTTGGTAACAAGAAGTTTCCAATTGTCGTAGATCCTACTAGCCTTCCAGAAGGTGTGGCAGATACTGTACACTTTGACTCCAACCCTGATCCTGCAGCTGAAGAAGCATTTGATACTGTAGAAAAAGCATTCACTCCTTTCGTTACTGAAGAAGACCGCCTAGCTCCCGGCGAAACTATGCAACAACTTAAGGAACGTATGGGTGCCTTAGCTGGTAAGCTAGGCCCTGTAGAAGATAAGGTTGTTGAAGGACCGGGTACAACGCCTACTGCTATTACTTTTAGCCCAGCTAAGGTTGCGGCTAAGAAGATGCAAAAGAAAATACATGACCAACTAGAAGAGAGCGGAGCTAATAAACAGCTTCGCCTTGCTGCATTTGAGTGTGCATTGTTTGGTACAGGTATAATGAAAGGCCCCTTTGCGGTAAACAAAGAGTACCCACACTGGGACGATGAAGGTAACTATGACCCTACTATAAAGACTGTGCCTTCTACAAGCAACGTATCTATCTGGAACTTCTACCCTGACCCTGACGCATCTAATATGGATGAGGCTGAGTATATAGTTGAGCGTCATAAGATGTCTCGCTCACAGCTTCGTGCTCTTAAGGGCCGCCCTTTCTTCCGTGACAACGCCATTGACAACTCTCTCAAGATGGGTGAATCCTATGAGAAGAAGTGGTGGGAGCAAATCATGGAGGATGATGAGCACGGAAGCCAAGCGGAACGTTACGATGTGAAAGAGTTCTGGGGTTATGTTGACCGTGAAGTATTAGAAGATCACGACATAGAGATTCCCCGTGCACTTAAAGATGCAGAGCAACTTAACGTAAACCTATGGATATGCAACGGCAACGTATTGCGTATGGTTATGAATCCATTCAAACCTGCACTCATTCCTTACTATGCTGTACCCTATGAAGTCAATCCGTATAGCTTCTTTGGTGTTGGTATTGCTGAGAACATGGATGACACACAGACGTTGATGAATGGCTTTATGCGTATGGCTGTTGACAATGCTGTGCTTTCTGGTAACTTGTTGATTGAGGTTGATGAGACTAACTTAGTGCCGGGCCAAGACCTCTCAGTATACCCCGGCAAAGTCTTTAGACGCCAAGGGGGTGCACCCGGACAAGCCATCTTCGGTACATCATTCCCTAACGTAGCTGGTGAGAACATGCAGTTGTTTGACAAGGCACGAGTACTTGCAGACGAATCAACAGGCTTCCCTAGCTTTGCACACGGTCAGACAGGTGTGTCAGGCGTAGGACGTACAGCTTCTGGTATCTCTATGCTTATGTCAGCAGCTAACGGATCTATTCGTACTGTTATTAAGAACGTAGATGACTACCTACTCAACCCACTAGGCAAAGCTTTCTTTAGCTTTAACATGCAGTTTGACTATGACCCAGAGATCAAGGGTGACTTAGAAGTCAAAGCTCAAGGTACTGAGTCTCTGATGGCTAACGAAGTACGTAGCCAACGTTTGATGCAGTTCTTGCAGGTTGCACAGAACCCAACACTGGCACCGTTTGCTAAGATGGATTACATCATACGTGAGATTGCAGTTAGCATGGATCTTGATCCTGACAAAGTAACTAACTCTATTCAAGACGCAGCAGTACAGGCAGAGATACTTAAGGGCTTCCAAGCTCCTCCTGCCCCAGCTGTTCCCGGTGCTCCTCCAGCAGGACCAGAGGGTGCTCCACCAGCAGGTGCCCCTCCGCTCCAAGGAGCAGGTCCTACAGGCCCACAAGACATGACAGGTGGGGGTGGTGGTAACATTGGCATTGGTGCTGCTGCAGCGCCCGGAGAGCAAGGCTTTAGTGGGAACGTACAGTAATGGCTGGACTAAGTAGGATCATAGCTAAAGAGCTAAGCTCTATGCTGGGTATCACAGATAACCCTAAGTTTAATCCTATGTTCAAGCAGACAGATGAAGCTCTTGCAGATGTATCAAACCCTGATACGCCTACTATAGCTGAGTTCTATAGTCCTCTAGAGTCTGCTATTGAGAATGCTAGTATTAGTGAGGCTAGAGGTACTAAGGGAGAGAACATTGAAGCCTTTGTTCGTAAGAGGGCACCTAAGGTATCTAAAGGTGAGATGGAGTTCCGTGATTTTAAATTAGATCCTGAGGAACGTTACACAAGGGGTAAGGCACTTGAAGAGTCTATGCTGGAGCCTATGGAAATTAGTGCCTTACGAAAGGGTACAAAAGAAAGAGGTACGCAAAGGCAGTTTGATCTAATAGATAGCGAAGTAGGGTATGAAGAAATTGGTGTAGACGTTAGAGGTAAAGACTTAGGATTAGTGACTCACTACGGTACTTCTAACTTAGCTCATACACGTTATAGCTTGAGAAAGAAACCTGCCTCTAGTGAAGATGTAATGAAAAAAGATATTAAAAGTTACATCCTCATTGAAGAGCTTCAGTCTGATGCAATACAAAACATGTCAAAGAATCCCACTAAGGATGCTAAGAAACTTTTAGACGATTTTACAAAAGATTTTGATAGTGACATGGAAGATATTGCTTTTAAACCACAGTTTGAATCATCTGAAAAAGTAATTGAAGACTATAAAGATTTTGTTATGAATGATTTCATTCCTTTAGTTTCAAATAAAAACCTTTCTGAAGAAAAAGCTTTTGAATCTCTTACAAAAATATTTAAAGATAGAGGTTATAGTATGGCTAACAACCTATTGATACCCGGACAGCCACTTAAGGCTTTAAAGCAAATGTTTAATAATATGTCAGCGGATAATGCAATATATGATTTTAAAGAAAAAACCAAACTTCTTGATTCTATAATGCGCACAGCAGGGTTTTTTATAGGTGGCATGAAAACTATTGTAAATAAAAAAGATACACCTCTTACAAGTTTAACTGATTCAGTACGAGTACTACTACAGTCTATTATTGCAGATGCTAAGTCCAAGGGTAT